CCCGCATGTGCGGGCCTCCGAGCTTTAACGGGCTTTCGAAGTCGACCCCTCTGCTGTTTTCTGCAGACGTATGTGGAGCCGTTGCTACATGGCACGCATTTCTAGGATGAGGTCGCGGGGTTCCCCGTATTCGGGGGGTGCCGTTACCTTACTTAAAAATGGTGCTGTGGTGTCCCAAACTAAGCCGTCGCGTGCTCTTTACATTAGCACGTGTTCGGACTGGATTGGTTCACCCGTCACTGATAGCCCCCTTGATTCGCGGCAATACTCAGGTGAGTATCCGTCGATCTCTGGGGATCTCAGTCCGACGTCAGGTGTAGCATCTGCAGACACAATACGCTTCGAGGCTTTCACCCTTTCGGCGATTCCGTCAGCCATGTCAAGTTTGACTGTTCTGCCGGTACCGAATGGCTGGATGTTAGATCTAGTCGCGGGTACAAATCCGTCCCGCCCTGTTCTTAACATTCCAGAAGCTGTGGAGAACCTCGTTAGCCTTCCAAGGATGCTCAAGAATTTGGGTGACCTGATTCTGAGCCCAGCCTCCAAGTTGAAACCGAAAGGTTTCGCCGGGGAGTATCTGGGTGTTCAGTTCGGGTGGCGCCCTCTTATTGAGGATCTGACCAAGTTGCTTGATGTTCAGAGTTACGTTATAAAACGTAACCGAGAATTACATCAGCTTTACTCGGGGAAGGGTCTGCGGCGACGCCTTAAGTTCGCCGATGATACGGCAGTCACTGTTACGAGCGGGCAATACTCGTTCGCAACAACGACTGTGACACTGAGCTGTTCGCTCACTATTAAGAGGTCGCAATGGGGTACCATTCGTTGGTACCCTACCACACCTCCTCCGTATCATCCCGACGATCCTCGTTGGAACCTCCTCTCAACTCGACTTGTCCTTGGGGCAACTCCCGAGGCCATGGCTAATGGCCTTTGGAAGGTGATCCCGTGGACATGGTTGATTGGTTGGTTCTCCAATATTGGCAAGTATACACTTGCCCATTCTTGGACTGTCCCTGCTACTCATTCAGCTGGTTGCTTTATGAGTAAAGCGGAAGCCACGTGGAGGTCGGCGGGTGTTTCCTGGACGAACACCAAAGGTGGCAGTTTGTCACACTCTGGTGAGGCGTCTCGGGTGGCGAGAACACGTAGTGTCTCGACAACCGTAACAGCTGGCGAGAACATGCCCTATCTGGACATGTTCCGACTATCGATATTAGGATCACTCTTTGTGCAGAAGTTTCTGCCGAAGAAATGGTCCTAACATCTTGGAGAACTCTTAATGCTTGGCCCTACACTTACGATCACTTTGGACGGTGCTGGCGGGACCGCAAAGGTCCTGCCGCTTGTCAACCAAGACGGGTATTCATCCGAATACTATTTGGATGATGCTTTAGTCACGTACCGTGCGAAAGTACGGCATTCTCGTGACACAGTCAAGACAGGTACGCAACCGTTTGATCGCCACGTTGTGACGTTCACTCGCTTTGTTAAGCCTGTCGTGTCTGGAGCTCTTGGTTCGCAATCCGAAATTACGTTCACGATCAGAAATGATCCGAACGGTACCCAATCGGACATCATTGATGTTTCCGAGGCCATGTCCTTCTATATGGTCAAGGCGGGTGGGATTGCTGCGAAGTTATTGGGATGGGAGTCTTAACTCCTATCCCATCTCGTAAGTGTTCTGCTGAGCCGTAGAGGCCATTCACTGGAGAAAATCCAATGGTGTCCACGAACAGCTACGCAGAGTTCGTCCTAGGCCTGTATGTAGCGCAATTTAACGACTGCGCTATACAGTACCCAGCACTTGCCAAGGAGTTCAAGAGGGATCTTTCCCGTTTGCGCTCCGCGGTCGAGTCGCATGGCCTCAAGTTTGTACTTGAAGTCATGCCAGCTTGGCGAAGACATTTTGATCAATGTCTTGCCTCGCAGCGCCTTACCCCATCTCATCTGACCCACTTTGGATCAGGTTTGAAGGGGGGATCAGTCCCACGTTTCCTACGCGGATTGGTCCTGCGCGTTTTCGACCTATCTGGCAGTCTAAGGCCAGATCCTGACGTACAGGCGATTCGCTGTATACGCCAACTCTTAGGAGTTGTCCGTCGACTGCGTATCGATTGTGGACCCAAGGCCCGCAGCGATGCGGTCCGAGAGTTTGTCAGGACTGATCTCATGGTCAAGCCTCCAACCCTTGATTGGGACGGGGACGATGACTTCGAACCTGAAGAACTAGACAAGATTTCCTTTACGGATCTTGTCGTAGATTCTGCGGATTCGAAACAAGGAACTTTCCTTGTCGATGAGAGCTCGCCTCTTGCATACCAGCATGCGTTGTGTATTCAGCAAGTCGCTGACTACCTGACATCATGCTTGGGCCAGTTTGACCCACATGAGGTGAGGCTAAGACATGGACCAGGAGCGGTATCAGACCAGCGGTTTGGAGCTCATAAATATGAGTTCCGCAATTGGCCTGATAGGCTGGACCGTATCTTTCCGATGGCCGATTTCGCTTGCGCGAATTACGCCAATTGGCAAGATTCTGTCCTATACAAGGTTAGCGAGGCGGAGACTCGTAAAGAGTATCCGGCAAAACTCTGCGCGATCCCGAAGACGTTGTCGACTCCGCGGCTTATTGCCGCCGAGCCTACATCACTTCAATGGTGCCAGCAGGGTATTCGCGACTTCTTGTATTCTCGGGTTAGCCGTTCTTTCATCGGCATGTTCATCGATTTCGGTCGACAGCATGCTAATGGCGAATTGGCGCTCGAGGCCTCCCATACCGGATCGCACTGTACAATCGATTTGTCCAGTGCTTCAGACCGGATATCCTGTTGGCATGTTGAACGACTCTTTCGTCGTTCTCCAAGTTTACTCGATGCGTGCAGGGCAACTCGCTCTGTGTTCATCGAACAGGATATTTGTAGAATAACTCCTCGATTTGTTAAATTGAGGAAGTATTCTACTATGGGTAACGCGACCACGTTTCCCGTTCAGTCCATATTCTTCTTATCCATTGTGCTCGGTAGCGTGCTTTATGCACGGAAACTGAGAGTATGTGATAAGACGATTAGGGCTTTCGGGCAACGTGAGGTCCGAGTCTTCGGTGACGATTTGATCGTTCCCGAGGACTGTGCTGGAGTTACTGTCGATGCACTAACAGCCTTCGGATTGAAGGTGAACACCCATAAGACTTTCTTGACTGGAAAGTTTCGAGAGTCGTGTGGTGTAGATGCATACGGAGGTCACAATGTGACCACCGTTGGCATCTTGAGTGCACCGAATCAGGCCAAGCCCGGGTCCATCGTATCATGCGTTGATGTTCACAACAACCTTTGTGATAAAGGTTGGTTTGAAACAGCGGCGTATGTACGCAAGATAGTCGAGCGGTTAGGAGTCTTTAAGATTCCTGCCGTTACGCATGGATCGGGCGCTTTCGGATGGTGGCCTAACTTCATTAGCGAAGACCCTTGTCTAGAGACAAGAGTTAATCGCGACTTGCAAGTTAGGGAGATACGCTGTCATCACCAGCGAGTGGTGACCAGAGTACGTCCGTCCGAAGGAACAG